GCTAAACGGTGCCATGCAACTCAGTTTCTTCACGGAGGACTATAAGCAATACGAGATTTCCAGTTTCGAATACACAAAGGATGACATCGTGGAACAGGCTTCCAAGATTTACACATCCGAGGCAGACAACCCCTATTCTTTCCCTGTAAACGGAATAAATACCGTAGGCATAGGAACAATCCAAGGGATTGCTACTACTACCAGGGCACTCAGTCAAGGTCAGTTCGGACAATTTCCACTCATCGCATTCTCTACCGATGGCATTTGGGCTCTCGACGTTTCATCAACAGGAACGTACTCAGGCATACACCCGATTTCTAGGGAAGTGTGCTCCAACAACAACTCAATTACCCAATTAGACCAATCGGTAATATTTGCCACCAACCGCTCTCTGAGCAAGGTTGTAGAATCACAGGTAGTTTCCATGTCAGACATGTTGGACGGTCCATCTTTATCCATACAAAACACTCTAAGTAAATTATATGATTTTTTTGCGGAAGAAAAAGAATGTACGGAAGAAGAACTAAAGACAAGAGAACGAGTCTTGCAACTCATGGACTTTGCAGAATACCCTATAGATTTCTTTCAAAGATGCCAAGTCATCTACGATTACAAGAACTCACGAATCTTCTGCCTGGATATAAACACCAAGGGAAAAAGCTCTGATGCAGACACGGTGGCATTATGCTATTCCATCCGAGATGGGGCATGGAACACATTTCTTATTCAAAATGTACTCACCGCCATCAACTCATACCCACATCCATACATCCAGTTTCGTGACGGAAGCGTCACATGCCTTGACAAAGGATATGATTTATCTGACAACAGCATACATGACGGTATCATTGTTACACGTACGTTGAAGTTTGACGAAGACGAATGCCCCAATGCCATTACAGGTTACATACATTCGCAAACAGCAAGCACTGCACCTATACTATGGCTATTTGGGAGCAACGACAACCAAAACTGGCACTACATCGGTCGTGTGGGCGGTTACAAGTCCAACTACATGGCGACCAAGAGCTACCGATATTTCCGCATCGGCATCTTCATGAGGATGCTCGCCAAGTCGCAATACATGGCAACTCGCCTCAACTTCGTTCGCAAGTTCGGCAAGATATAGACGAAACAAGCCCTCGTCTCCAAGGATTTCTCCAAGGGGCGAGGGCTTTTCCATAAACACCTAAACTAACAATGAAGTCATCAAGAAAAACTTGGGCGTCTCATCGTGTAGTTGTCACGACTTAGGAGGTCTGACTGAATGTTTCCATAGTCATCAGCCACCCTTTGGGCATACTGTCCAGCCTTGTCCGCATATTGGTCTTGTAGGAACTGGCTCATCACATAATCTACAATATAGCGGTGCATGTGGCTCTTCAAACCATCTGTCACAGCGATATTCCAATTTGGAATATACAAGACAAGGGTAACCACCTCATAGATTGTTTCATCACGTTCCTCACCTTTCTTGGTTACGATGGTTGTCTCTTCTGAAACTTCTCCATCTTTGGTAACCTTTACAACTTCCGTCCAAGTACCGTTTTTATTGTCGATGTAAGAATACAAATTGACTCTATTAACCAATCGTTCCAAGTTGTTGTTGTCTTCTGTACGTCCAACGGTCAAATATCGTTGTGCCGCAATCTTTAAATTTCCAAAAGCTTCCGTGACAGCACGGTTAATTATGCTCTGAGTTTCCTTTGCATCAGGACTTTCTATCGCTGCCCGAATGTCTTTTTGCGCATCCTCCACCAAACTTTGGCTTACAACATAGCACCTAGCAAGTATATCATTGCATACTTGCCCCAAGTCAAACTTTAACGTAATTTCCTTTTTATCCATAATTGCTGCTTGTTTTGAAAAGTATTATTTTAACCTATAAGGTGGTCTTCCACCACTCCAATCCACCTTTTCATGTCGAAAGTGCTGTCGAGCAAAATCCTTCGACCTACTCGAAACCACCGTCACATTGTCCCCCTTACTTCTTCCATCACCCAAACGAGATAAAGAATCTAATTTATTGCCATCTTTTTTCTCCCCCTCCTTCTCTCTATCAAAAAATCGTTGACCGACATCAGACTTTGCATCAGAATCACCGTCACGATTTGCCAAGTCTCTTTCCAAAAGCACATTTTTAAGTCCTCCGTCTTCATGCCTAGCATCTTCTAAAAACGTGAAATCTTTCTTCAATAAAATTTCCTTGACTGCTTGCAAATCAGAAACACCCATGGAGGCATAGTCCATTGCCTTTATGTCAGGAAAATCAGACAACCAACCAGACATGACTGCATGAACAAGATAGTTTTGAATCTGATTGGTCAGAAGTCCAGACAATCGAGTTGGCCAATAGGCCAAAGTCTCTATTACCAAACTAAAATCATCAGCCAAGGATTGAAGGTCAAACTTTTCCATTGTTGACGCAGAGAAACTAGACAGCTCATTTTCCAAGTCTGTAATGGCTTCCCTATAGTATATGTCAAGTTTTGGCTCTTCGCTATCACTCGCCCAGATAGTTTCAAAATCCACATCTGGATTATGCGCAGCAATGGTTGTTGTCAACCCCTCGACAACTCCCATTACGCTTTTCTTTAATATATTTATTTTTATTGTATTCATAAGCTATTTTTACACTTTTTCCAAACAAAGAATACAATTAACGATACTACATACAGGACGATAGGCACACCCAGCAACTTCTCCAAGGTGTCACACCGTTCCAGGAACGTGGTCACGTTCTTCCTCAACTCGTTGATAGAATCCTTGCTAGCAACCAGTAAGGAATCCTTGCTAGCTCGCAACTCCTGCAAACTGTCCACCGTCTGCCTCAGCACCGATACAGAATCCCTCAGTTTGGTCGTTTCCTTGCTTTCCTTGTTGGTCACTTCCGAATGCCAACGCTCGGTTTTTATCGGTTTCCCATCGGCATCCACAGTGGTTGATACGCTATCCTTCACTTGGCTCGTCTCCCCCACGCTCTTCTCACGTAGGCTACTCTGGTACCTCGCCATCTGCTCGAACGCTTGGATGAAACGGCTCTGCAAGGTCGTGTCTGTGTGGCTGCTGGTTCGGTCGTAGGCTACATATCTGTCCATCGCCACCGTCCGTGTCCTGCAACTTGTCAGGAACAGGACGAAGAGAAACAACGCCCACATTCCCAGATAATATATGATATGTCTCAGTCTCATTTTATTTCACTCCCAATGTTGATTTGGCTCTTACAAGATACAATTCTCGGTCTTCCAAGCCGTTATAACCACCGTTTATCTTACGAGTAATGGCACAGACATTGTCCTTGTCGGCAAGCGCATTCAAACCGTGGTTCTCCCAAAACCACATACTGGAGCGCACCGCACCAAGAGGACGTTCAAGCAGCTCAGGGTTGCTTACAACATCAAAACCACAAAAGGCTGCATACAACTGATAGTTGGCACGTCCTGTTATCTGTATCAGCCCACGCCCCTTGAAGCGAACGCCGTCGCCCCTTTGGGTGTTGCCCAAGTCCTTGCGCCCCTCGTATGCCTTGCCACTGGCTAGCTCCTTGGTATATCTCAGCTCGCCACTCTCATGGGCTATCTGGGCAAGATAGTGAGCCATGCGCAAAGGCGTGGTGATACCGAAGTCCTTGGCATAGCCATTGATGTAATTGATGTATTGGTCTGCCCTGCTCTTCGCATGGGGCATGATCCTGATGAGTTGTTCCTTAGTTATCGTCATGGTCTTCTGATTTTAAGTTCTTTTCCTTGTACTCCTGGTAACTCTTGAAATATGGGATGTCCTCTATGAACTTCGCCGACAAGATGTAATACAGGAAGTCAACCAACTTGTACCATGTGGAGTCTTGCTTCAATATGTTGCGCCAGTTCCGCAAGATGTTCGTGCCGAAAAAGTACGTGGTAGCCCAACATACATATTGCACGGCACTCACCGCCCTATCGTCACAGTGCAGCCACTTGCCTATAACAAAGATGCTCACCACTATCACGAAGAACACGGCGGCAAAGATGAAGCACATCCCTGCCTTCTTCCAATCCCACTTCTCGCCATTGAGCCGTGCCGCCACCAGTCCGAAGATAAAATTCAGCCACAGGAGCAACAGCATGGCAAAGATAAAATCCATGATGGGACTTAGCATGGCAAGCACCGCCCCAACCGCCATTACGACATAACTACGAATATCATTCATACCTTCTTGCTTTGTTACGTGCCCACTCCGTTGTGGTCACAATGCAAATATAGTGGATTATCCCCTCCCATTTGTGATAATTTGCGCAACTCATGACGAAAAAGGGAACGCAAGCCCTTCTCACGGCTGCGTTCCCATTCGATAGTCTTCTTATTCTGTCCTTTAGGTGTTATGGTAATCTCACTTGTGATTGAAGTAGCCCCACGCCTTGCATGTGCCGTATGGGTTGTCCTCGTCGTTGAGCCAACTGACCGCCATATCGACCACCTTGTCAAGCATCTGTTCCTCGCTGGCATCAGGGAACCACTTCACTAGCAAGTTGTGGTTGTCGCTATAGACCATGTTCAGTACCACGGCGAAGTCATGTTGGTTGTATGGGCGCACCTCGTCCTTCACGGTCTCGTATATCTCCAATGTCCTTGCATCGGTGAAGTACGGCGCATGGTGCTCCGTTCCCTTCTCGTCCTCAAACCGCATGTTCTTGATTTGAGCCTCGGCGAAGTAGTCGTTGAAGTGTCCGTTACCGACCACTCCGTAAATGTCCTTGTACAGCTTTAGCAATTCATCCTCCGTGGCGTGCATGGCCACAAACTCGCCGATTATCTTGGTCACGGCCAACATCTGTTCGTCCGTTGCGTCGGCTTGGTATTTCTTGATTAGCTCCAATAAGTTCATAGTCTTACGTTTTTGATTTGACAAATTTGAGGAGCTCTGCCATTCCCTCCTCCAACTTCGACAATCTCTTGTCGGTTGCCTGTTGCTCACGAAACGAGGTGTCGAGCGTTTCCAACAGTTTGTTGCAGTCCTCCACGGTCTTCTCAAACTCTGGCACCTTGCCAAGCACATCCTCAGCCTGCGTCTTTAATGCGTTCACCTCATTGATGATGTTCTCCTTGCTACAGGAGATGACCAAGGTGTTGTGGTACGCCGATTGCTCCGTATCTACGACCAAGTAGGTGTTTTGGTTGCCGTCCTCCGTCTGTACGCAAACATCTACATACAACTTGTTGTAGTTCGGCATCCCTGGCATGGGTGGCATCATGCTAGGCTTCTTGGTGGTGTCCATGTCGGGGTGAGGTGGGCTTACGCTCATCACCTTGCCCTGCTTATATTGTCGGGTCGCCCTATCAAACAGATGGACAGGGAAACCGCTCTTCAAGTCCTTGAATAACATAGTCTTCTATTTTTAAGTTGTGATTCGGCGAGGGAAACGGTAGCCTCAACACCACCATTTCCCCCTATGTTCGATACTAAGCTGTAGTCAATGCTACTGTTAGGGAATCGTGTATGTCAAGCACACGTGCCTTGCCACACACCACATCGTTCGCCTGTTGCATCCTGCCGACACTGGTGATTGTCACCGCCGTAGGAAGTGCCGTCTGACCTTGGAAAGCCGCCACGAACCGCTCTGAGTAAATCATCGGTTGCGCCCTCGTCACGTTGCGCACGCTTGTTGGCGTTATGATGGATATGGTCGCCACGATTGGAACAAACACGGTCGTTCCGTTTAAATAAGGGGTCTCATACCTGTACGTGATGGTCGCCTGAGGTTGTACGGTCGATGTCACACAGAATGGTCGGCAAAGTCTCTCGCTGAAAGTCGCCAAAACTGAAACTTGGTTTGCTACCAGCGCTGTAGCAGACAAACCTACTGGAGATATTTTGTTCATACTACGCTTCTGTTTCATACGACATTACTGATAACCGCCTCCCATGGCTGCGCCACATCCACAACCGCCGTTATAGAGGTTGTACATGAAAAGGTTCTGCTGCAACTGGGAGTTCTTAAACTTCAAGTCCTGAATCTCGTCGGCTTGCTCCTGTCTCCAATGACCGTTCAAGGTATCGATGATTCGCTGTGCGTTATTCTCACCTGCACGGATGATGTCACACTTGTCGGTGCTCATCTGATAGCCAAGACTCGATGCCGCTCTCTCGACACTTCTATTGTTGAAGTCGAAGCCTCGCTGCATGTTGTTGATGATGTCCTTCTGCCCTAGCTGGTTCTCGTACCCCATCTTGATAATGTTCTGTTGCGTTTGGCAGCAACAGTCCTTCATGTTCTGAATGAGGTTCAAGTTACCACGCTCCACGGCGTTGATGACACGTTCTGCGCTGAACCCTACCTGACCGCCTACCTGCTGAATTGCAGCTTGGATGCCACAGACGGAAGTCTGCAAGGCGTTGAAGTCACAGTTCAAGTTGCTGGCAAGCATCTTCAAGTCGTTGCCGTTGCCTTGGATGGCACCCATCAACAAGTTACTGTTCTGGTTGTCAGCCATCTGGTTGCGAAGGCTCTCTATCTGGCTCTGAATCTCCGCACGTTGAACGTCTGCGCCGTTGTCACGGTTGTTCCAGTTGTCACCGTACATCCATTTCATCACGCCCATCATCATCATGTAGGCAAATGGATTGTTCCACATGTCGGCATCGTCACGGTCACGCATAGCCGCCATCAATGCCAAAGGGTCATTGTTGTTGCGATTTGCCATCGCTCCTAGCATACCACCCATCATTGCGTCATTGCAACAGGAAGTGGTCTTGATTACTTCTTCTGCCATAATTCCTAAAGAATAAAAAGTTAAACAATAATGATAACACACATGTAACCGATTACGACGGCAAAATTAAGGAATAAATAGCAACATGATGATAACTTACCCAAAGATTGTTTAACTCACAGATTATCAGAACCTAACGATTTCGTTAAACGGCGAAGCCAAAAGCCTCAACTACAAAATATAAGGGAAGCCCACCAAGAACTTCCCCTATCCTGCATTTATTTCTCCTTACAACAAGCCATATTTCTTCGCTTGCTTGCGAAAGAATCGCTTCTTGTTGGCGATATACTCTATCAAGGCACGATTCCAACGCTGGGCATGCCCATGCTTCTCCTCCATGCCTTGCGGTATCGTTCCGTCTGCCACATATTTCTCCACCATGCGAGGAGACTTGCCTAATATCTCAGCCACCATGCCCTTGTTGATTGTTCCATCGTTCAACATGGCTAGTTGCAACACCATCAATTCCATGTCAACGCCCTTGATTCCACAACTACGTGGCTCGCCATTGTCTATGGCGTTAGCCTCTGCCTCGGCTTGGTCTGCCAAAGTCCGAAGGCTCGCTGCCACTATCCTATATTCGCTTGATTCCAACATAGACATACAATAATAAGGTTAGACCAATGAGGATGAAATCGAAATAAACCATATCCATGGTGATAATGATGGAGTCATAGAAAAGATGCTCCACGTTAAGTGAGAAAAGATACACCATAGGTATCTTCCATCGGAAACAAAGCTCATGGGTGACCGCCTTATCCCACATGTAATAGGGTAAGAAAATGTAGGCGATGGTGTAGAACCACATCACGCAAAACTCATTCTCACGGTAGTCCATGAATATCTCCCTAGGGTTTGAATAAAAGTCAAACGTGCCATACCATCTTACCAACATGACTATAACTGGCAACCACTTGGCTTTCCACAAAGAGTTTTCAACTCTCTTTCTCCGACCGCCAAAGCTCATTATGCGATGCAATGCGGTCTTGATTTCTTTTTCGTCATCTTTTTTCATTACTGTTCTTCATGTTTAACTTATACAATGTTATTATTACGAATGACGCAAACGTACAAAATTATTCATTATCATGCAAGTATTCTGCAAAATTATAGCGTTAAACTATACTAACAGTTACCTGTTGGCGGAATTAATTTAGTGCATACTTAATTCTGCCAATGGGCTTGTCGTTAATGAAGTTTACGTATTGCAGAATGGTAAGTGCACTAATTTTGCC